CAACAAGTTTTGCAACTCTGTCATAATGGGCTTCTTCGTCTTTTGATATTTTTTCGGCTGCTTGCTGCTGTGCCCGCTGCTGGTTAGTCGATGCTGTTTGTGCCGCCATCTGAGCTTCTGCTTTTTTTAAAATAAACTCAGAAAACGCCTCATCATAGGCCCCCTCTGGGTCGTCATTATCAAAAAAGTCGTCCCGCTTTGGTCGCACTAACTGCTGCGGCTGTCCTGCTGCTGGCTTATTTTTTAAAGCCTCAAGCTCTGCCTTAATATCGTCGAGTTCAGTTTTAGTGTCTGCCAGTTTGGATTTGTACTTATGGCGTTGAGCCGCCATGTCCTTACTAGTAAACTCTTTCTCTGCCTCTGGGGTGTCAGCATCCCCCCTCATCCAGTCCTCTAGCTCAGCGTCCCCGGTCTCATCAGGCTTGGGTTCCGCGCCCTCGCCAATGTCACCCGGATTGTCTTTGCCCTCACCAGCATCATTTTCATTATCTGCGTCTTGCGGAGACCCGTCTAAATCTTTTTCGTCTGACTTGTTTTCGTCTGTCTGTGCTGCATTTGTCTCAGCTTTTTCCGCTGCTGCATTTGCCGCTTTTAAATCATCGAGTGACATGCCGTCATCAAGAATTACTGCTGATTTTGCCATTTTTTACTCACCTGGTAGTGATAGCCTGATTTTCGCAATCAGTAAGCGTTGCTCTTTAACCAGTAAGCATCTGTACGTAAATAATAGCTAAATAGATAACAAAGGGCTAATTATGTGCTATTATTCAGACGGATCAGACGGATCAGACGGATATGCGTTATAAGTATTAAAAGTTTTTGAGGGTAAAAATGAAAGTGACAGCTAAAGAATTTAGAGACCGGCCTGAAAAAGTTTATCGCGCAGCAGATAAAGGCGAGCCTGTAATAATCAATCACGATCGATACAAAGACAAAATATTTAATCTAACAGCCCGTGAGCGAGGCGCTGAGTTCGATCTTGAGGTTATCGAGGATGAGTAAAAATGGCTAACGTTAATTAACACGCGCCTGTAGTTAATTTCTGTTTATAGTATTAATGCGGTTTGTCATTGCGTCGATACGCTTAAACTCAATATCAGCCTCAGCCTCCTGAGCATCTATTTGTACAGCCATCCGCCTTGTTGCAGCATCAAACTGATTTACCTGTGTTTTAAGCTGATTATTTTGCGAACTGAACTGATCGGCCAGCGTCTTACGCTGCACTTCTGCAAGCTGAGCATCCGCTTTGCTTTGTTCCGCTCGTGCCAGTGCGGCATTAGGGTCTTCTTGCTGTGACTCCATCGACTGTTGGACCATCTGCTTTTCTTCGTCCGTTTCCGGTTCAACAAATCCTTTTAATATAGACTGATTGCGAGCGTATTTGCGCACATCATCCATGTTCACGCCATCGACAAGCTCAATCTGTTTTAAAAATAACATCTCTGCAATCTGTGGATCAATCTGCACGGCTCGATCAATCATTGGGTCCAACTGCAAAAAAGTCTCTTCTTTTTTTGACGAGTAGTCCGGCCCAATATCGGCAAAAACCTCAAATTCTTTGCCGGTTAAGTCGTTTTCTGTTTTAAGCTCCCCGGTCTGTATATCAAATACATTATCCATGATTTTTTTATTTACACGTGTGCCATCATTTTTAATCACGGCTATATTTCTGGGCGTGTCATAGATCACTGATGCCATGCCTGCGGCTATCTCTGCATCACGGCGCAGAGCATGCTTGTGGTTTTGCTGATACACAACTGATTGCTCGCTGAGCCTGTTTTGTAGATTAGCTAATGCCTTGCCTGACAAATCAATATCAGCCATGTCCTGTGGCACATTTGCAGGAGCAACGTCACCCACTGCCTCGCGCGTCATCTCGATAGACTGTATGAGCGCCTGGGGAACAGGCTGCTCAGGCATCTGACCGACAGGGCCTAACGGCAAAACATTACCGTTTGAGTTAGTTGCGTTTTGCAACAGATACGGTAAATAGCTGTCCGCGCCATTGTTGCGATACATGTCTTCGTATCCCTGTATCTGTTCTGCCGTAAAGATTGGTTGTGGTCGTGGGGTGCGGCTAAGAATATCGCCGAGATAGCTCATCTGAAAATTCCGTAACCGCTGGGGGTCTTTAGCAAGTCGCGTGGCACCCTCCCAGTGCTCCTCGCCCTCGACTATTGCGCGCTCCCCATAATTTGGGACAACAGGTAAATTTGGACCCGCTATCTCATAAGTTTTTAATATTCTTGCTCCGTTTGCAATGTATAGCTTGACGCTGTAACGGACTATTTCTTTTTTTTGTTCTATTGTGTATCCGTCTGCTTCAAGCTCATCAATTATGCCACGGAGCGTTGACTTTAACACAAGCTGCTCACCGCCATCAGGCCCAACAACAGACATAACGTAATCAGTTACTTTTGTGCGATGATAAAAACGGGTCGCGTAAAAAACCTCGTCCTGCCCAGACACCCAGGGGAACGTGTAGCTGTGCTCAGGCCACTTAAATGTCTCTGCATCCATTTCAAGCTCTTCGCCGGTCAACTCAAACGCCAGCTTTTCCATACCTTCTTTTGAATATGGCACGAGCACAGACCAGTAGTCTGAGTCGGATTTATCCATACGCATAGCAGACGGATCGCAAAATGCCGTGTTGTTAAACTCGTGGATTGGCCTGCGTCTTAATACTTGATTTTGGTCTCCTAATTTATTTGTATCATAATCAGTGTATAGCTCCCACCCGCCGAGACCACAGACAACAGCCTCCTGTTTTGCAACATCAAACGCCTCAACACTAGTGTTTTCACGGGTCGATGCTCGGTATATTCCGTCCATGAGATCGCCCGCATCATTATCGTCCTCATCTTTTTGATAAAAATTAACTTGCACAGGGTTGGCTCTGAGATCGCCGATTATCTGCCGCCCAGCTTTCCGGATGATATTAAACTCGCCTTTATAGCCCAGAGTGGACTCACCCAGCGTGGACTCATCCCAGTTAGTGATCCAATAAAAAACTAAATCATCGGCTGCTCGCTCACGTGTTATTTTTGAGTGCTCATACGCTCGATCATGCATCGCCATAATATCATGCAGCTCAAGATCATCAGAGTCATCTGCATACATCATTGAGTTGTACATCTCATTTGACATCACGTTTTTGTGCGCAGATTGATTCATCTTCGTCTAATCCCGATGGCTCGTATCGGCTCAGGTCGCACGACTGGCCGATTATTTGGCGGCGTATATCTCATTGACATCATCACAGAGTCAGCTAGATTCGGTGATGGAAATTTAAATTTTGTCTTCATTACGTCTTTTGTATATAGCTCGATTTTACCGGCTCCGTTGGGCTTAATTGGCATGCGACATAGCTCTGATTTGAGCTTAGATAATAGCTCAATGTCACTCGAAAAGCTAATTAGCGTATCAGGATCAGTGTACTTGCCCTTAGTCACAGCCAGATATGTGTTATAGCATCTGCGTCTCAGCTCTGCATAATACTGCGCTCGCTTGTTTTTTACAGCATCTTTTGTCTTTAGCTGACCCTGAATTGGATGCTTATCTGTCGGCTCAAAAACAGCGTCTGGGTTGTCTGCTGTCTCACTGCCCTTAAATTGTGCAAGCGTTACATTTGACTGCTTAAAGTCGTTTGACATCTGTTCATTTAGCAGCGCGCCCATCCCGTCACAGTCCCACGTAAAGTAGCTTACCCCGTCCTGTTGAGCAAGCCCTGCGGCCCAGTGCCCGCCCTCGTTACCATCACCATCAACTTTTTCCTCAATGCGCAAAAACACAACGCCATGCCGCATTGCATAGCCCTTGCTGTCCGGCCCAGTGTCGCTCGGGTCGTGCGCTGCTATCTTTGCGCCCTGATGCTCAAAGCCTAGCTTAATGTGTGCATCTATGCATGCATCAAACCACTCAGCTTTGATGATACTGTTTTCTATACTGTCGTTGTAGTGCCCCAGCCAAATGTGATCGTAGAGCGATCTGCTAGCATTCTCAAACCACCACTGCCTGTCGATTTCGAGGCCGGACTCTGCAAACCAGGGGTTGTCAGTGTAGTTGATTTTTATTACAAGATGCGTGTCATCCTCGTATATCCCATTTGCGTCAAGCTCAGCCTGAAACGGCACAATAAAGCGCTTGCACACTGGGTCTTCTGACGATTGCGGATTGAGTATAAACATCATGCTGACATTGCTGAGCTCGTCGCTGTCTGTTAGCTCTGCCAGTTCGGACTCGGTCAAAGGAAGGCCTTTTCTTGCCTTGTTTCGCCCTGTCGGGGTAAATTTTTCAATTGATTCGTTGCTTAAGAATTCTGCCTCTTCGACGATGTAGCGACCAAAACCGTGACTTGATTTGATGCTAGAGATATTACGTGACAGCCCTGCAAATCTGAACACATCAGCGCCATTTGTGCGTATAGCGTTATTCAACACCTCAAACCCGTTAAAATCCAGTCTCTCGATCTCGGCTTTTATCAGTGAGTAAACAGATGACTCAATGCTCGACTGATACTCACGGAGACAATACGTTTTTGTGCCGTTGTCTTTAGCATCGATCAAGCATATGTCATGTCCGCCAATCGACTTAGCAGAGCCCCGGCCGCCATAAATAATGATGTATCGTTTTTTTGATGTAAGCGCGGGTTCTAGTTTGGCTGCCAGGTACAAATCTGGCTCGTCTTGAGTAACATGCCAGCTTCCGTCTTTGTTTGATAATGTGTGAGTGTGGCCGGCTATTGGACAGACAAGCCCAACTGCTGTGCTCTTATCTGCTTTTCTGCGCCTCAGCTCTAATTCAGCAGCCGCGCGCATTTGTACGCTAGCTCCCATTTATGATGTCTTGTAGCTCCTGATTCGTTTTTTCTCTTAGATCGTTAATTGATAAATCACCGGATAGCTCGACCTGCTTGAGCCCGGGGAGGTATTTATCAATGAGCTTTAACTTGATATCTGCTGCCGATTTTAGCCGCACAACCTCGGTGCTCTCTAGCTCATTGACCAGGTCAAGCAATTTATCAGATATATCAAGCACATGCTGTATATGCCCGCCTGCCGCCAACGACTCCCTTAAATTGTCCTGCCGGAGCTTCCTATTTCTGTTTTTTGCAGTCGTTGAATCTTTTGTTGCCATCAAAAAATGCCTTTATTTTTTTGTATAAATTGTTACTTACCGCTGATAAATCGATCAAAATCATGGCACGCCTTGAGCACAGCCTCAAGATCGACCTGATGGGGCCTTTTTGTGCGACTACTGTAAATATTAGCAACAATATTGTATGTTACGCCAGATCGCAATGAAATGATTGCCCGGTTACAGGTTTTTTTTTGCAATGCTGCGCGCGTTTTTTTGAGTAAATCATCATAGATCATAGCTAAATAATAACACATCAACACTTAACGGCAAGTTATTTTAATTTTTTTTTCATAATTATTTTATTATCAGAATTATGAAAGATTGCAAAAAGACCGACAATCTTTATTACACAGTACC